GCGTTCCGATTACCACCGTCCAAAAGCTACTTGGTCATACTTCCGTCAGAACTACGGAGGTGTATTCAGAGGTTCTTTCTAATACAATAATACGTGATTTGAAGGCTGTAAAAAGGAAGAAAAAAACACCTGATTTTAGCCGTCTGGTAGAATGTGGGTAGATTTTATAGATTCTACTGACATTCTACCTCTACCTACTCGGAATGCTTTAAACAAAAAACATCCCAGCACTTCACAGTGCCGGGATGAAGCATGTCCTAGTCTTATGTTATAAAGAGAATTTAGAGTTCTTTTTACCTTTTACTAATACCGAATACTATAACAACTTAAGATTTACTGTCAATAAAACAAAAACCGTGCCAAAAAGTTTACATTTGTAAGTGATTAATTTTCATGTCTATGTGATGGCTTATTTAAATATGAGTGTGGAAAAGAGTGCAACACTTCTACAATGAAGTTCTACAATTAATGATAAGGTATGTTTACCAGGTGTTTTTATAAAATATGTTTGTATTTCTCCAAAGCATTACTCTTCATTTCATTCTCCTCCTTAGTTAAGGCGAATCCCATATACTTACAGGTATGGTCATTGCGTAGGATACATATACACATACGTTTATAGGAAGGGATTTCCCGGAATTCCTCTATATCAATGTCGTCCAGGTAGTCCATCCGTACCGGCTTTTTCTCTGTCTTGTAATTGCTACTGTCACCTATTTGTATGGGTATATTGCGGTCTTTCAGCTTCTGTATGACTTCATCACTAAGTACACCGCCCTTTTCCTTCCAGAACCTAATGCTGGTTTTCAGTTTAGCCAAATATCTATTCCGGGTATGTTCTGGAAGGGTCGAAAGTAAAAACTCCATGAATGATTTCCATGTATATCCTTCCGGCAAACGGATGCTTTTTCTTCCTGCCGCATGAGTGTTGCCATAAAGTCCGGCAAAGCCAATCCCGTTTACGCGTCCTATCATCTTCCCCCATGTGTCAGGATCAATTACTTTGTACAGGGCAAGACTCTCGATAGCTTCGCTAATGAAAGGACTGGCCACACGTTGTCTGTCAAGGCTTACTCCGGCTTGATAGTAGAGGTCATATAGCTTATTGTAGTCCCAACCGAACTTGCCGTTGGCTACCCATATATCCTCCGTTTTCCAGTCGTACAGCGGGTATAGATTGTATACATTTTCATCTATTTCCGTACTCCACATGCAATTCTTATATTGCTTTTTTACTCCCCGGTAGATTGTGCGCCAGCGGTTATAGCTCTCTTGGGTACGTATGCCTACCAGGCAGCAAGTACGCCGGGCAGCTTTCTGTAGATGTAACCATCGGGAAAACTCAATCTGGAAATCATAATCCCACATTTTCCGGTTGTAAAACGGAAATTTATCTACTTTCATTGCGTCTTTCGGCATTTCTCTGACCCATGCCTCCTTTTTTTGTTCATCCCAGGGACGCCAGTAACTTTGATACATAGAGGTGCAGGTTGTTACCCGGAAAGGGACACAAATCCGGTATACATCCAGTATATCCCTGTTTGTTTCCAATACCCGGTTAACATAGTCAATGGTCATGCTGTATTGTACTTCATAGTCCATGTGAAATATTCCAATCTTTCGTTTCAGGCTGTTCTGACGGATATAGTCAATACATAGATTTAACAAGACTCCACTATCTTTGCCTCCAGAAAAAGATATATAAATATTATCGAATTCTTCAAAAATCATTTTTAATCTTTCCTGGGTTAATTCATATACATTTTTTTGATTCATATAGTACAAAAGTTTTAGTGGTGACAAAATTAGTCTAAAGCCCCAATATTTCCTATAACCTTTAACTTCTTCATTATCTGTAATGGTACTCAATAGAAGTGAAAGTAGTTCCTTTTGAAATGTTTATGTATATTTGCATTGTTCTATTATTCATTGAAAACATAACAAAGCTATGGTAGAAAAGAGTAAATATCAATTTGATGAAGCCTCGGTACAAGCAATCATACACTGGGCAGAAACAACACAATTACCGAAAGAGGTAGTATTGAGTGAATCCGAGCATATCTACGACACGTCTCTGTATGTCAGGGCGAACATCAACGATATTAAGCAACATTATCCGGATGAGTTTTACAATCCAGCTATTACTCGGCTTTATAGATTGAAAGAATTTGTAGAGGGGAGTGACTGAATAGTCACTCCTTTTTTCATACTTTTGTAATGCAGAAACAATTATTGATAATAGCTAAGGTAAAATCTTAAAAAGCCCCCGGCCTGTTAAAAATCATCTCACCTACTTTTAACACATAACGAGCGAACCCGAATGACCGGGGGCAATGCCACCGTTCTCAGGTTCGCTTTCATGTGTTGTAAGTGAGATGTTGCAAAGATAATCATTAAAAGTTAAAGCAGTCGAATTCCGGCTGCTTTTTTTATGCTTCAATTTCTCTCTTGGCTTATATTTTAGGAGAAAAGAGTTTATGAAAGCGAGTAATAATTTGGTGGAAAAGTATGGCTGGGATAAAATAATTCACAGTCCAAGTAATGGTCGAGCAGTTTTTTCGTATAAACCTATCCATAAAGCAAAATGACAAAAATATGAATACGGATGCAGTGAATGCGGCCCTTCAGGTGGGCAAGGGGATTAGCGATTTTGGCATGGTGGCCATTGCAGGAGCCTTCTTCCTCATTATATGCGGTGTGATGTGGCTATTCATTTTCAAATGGTTCAAACATTTGGTGGATAATGTGATAACCAGGCAGGAAAAGGTGATAAATGATTTGCTTGTGGAAACCAAGGCTCAAAATGAGGTTCTCTCTGATATTAACGAGGGATTGAAGCCTATTTCTCAGATGCAGATAAATTCAGTCTGTAACAACTTCTTTGACCTTGATTGTGAAAGACTGTGCCGGCTGGTCCGCAATGTGCGCGATGAGAACAATATTGATGATAAGCAGAAGACGAGACGAAAAATAGAGACGCGTTGTAATGCCATAATCAAAAAGCGGAGTATTGAACTCGATAACTTTATTCACCGCGGAAAAAGGCTCAGTGAGTTTATGTCAACGGATTGGGTAAAGAAGTTTTCAGACATAATAGAGTCGGAAATCTATAATCCTGTCGGCGCCAATAACGCACGTGCCTATGCCAATATCAAAACAGCCATTGATGAGGCTAAGGTTGAATTTTTTAATAACATGAATAAATAAGGAGTAACAGAATGAAAAAGAAACTGATTATTGCAGCGATTGTTATCGCTATCATCGTGGGAGTTATGCTGTATCTGCACTACACTCCGTTTTGGGTGAACTTGACTACTGTCGTATCATTCGGTGTCGGTGTTATTGCCGGATGGGTGGCTCATGTGGTTTATGACAAATATTTCAAGGAGGACGTGCAGAATGAAAATATTGATTGACAACGGACACGGAAGCAACACTCCGGGCAAGTGTTCTCCGGACGGAAGATTGAAAGAGTATGCGTATGCCCGTGAGATTGCCACACGTTTGGAAGCGGAATTGCGCAAACAAGGCGTTGATGCCGAACGTATCGTAAAAGAGGAAATAGATGTCCCCTTATCCGAGCGTTGTCGCAGGGTAAATGAATACAAGGCTAGTGATACTATCCTTGTATCTATTCACTGTAATGCGGCAGGCAATGGTTCTGCATGGATGCAGGCGCGCGGTTGGGAAGCATGGACTTCGGCAGGTCAGACGAAAGCCGACAGACTGGCTGATTGTCTATATGCAGCGGCCGGACAGCTTTTGCCGGATATGAAGGTGCGCAAGGATACCACAGACGGTGATGCAGATAAGGAAAGCAACTTCTACATCTTGAAGCACACAAAGTGTCCGGCAGTTTTGACCGAAAACTTATTCCAGGATAATATGGAAGATGTGGATTTCTTATTATCGGAAGAAGGGAAGAAAAGTATTGTAGAGACTCATGTTATTGGTATTATTAATTATCTTAAAATCAAATGAAGAAGTGGATGCTGATGGCTGTCGGGATACTAATATTGGTTATTGGTATCTTAATTAAATACAATAGGGGTTTGCATAGTGAATGTGCTCGTCATTCAAATAATATTTCTGTATTAAATAAAGAGATCGAGCGTTATAAAATTCAGGATAGTTTAAATGCTGTTTCCGTATCGGCATTGAACTTGACTATTGATGAGCTGAAAGAGTATCGTGCAGATGATGCTCAAACAATAAAAGAACTCGGAATTAAAAACAAGCATCTTGAGGCTTTGGTTAAAACCGGGATTCATTCAACAGAAACAATCTATGCAGACCGTTGGCATCCACTTCCGGACAGGTCGGATTGTTTAGAGGTTAATAGCAAATGGTCTCATGTGATAGCCTGTTTCAAGGATTCTACGGTTTATTATAATATTCGTGATAGTCTGGCGGCTGCTGTTCATCGAATCCCAAAACGAAAATTCTTGTGGTGGAGTTGGGGCACAAAGGGGTATAAACTGGAATTGGTTAATTTTAATCCCAACACAAAGATTGATTACAATGAATTTATAAAAGTCTCAAAATAGCAGTGAGGGGGTCTCGTGAATAGCGACCCCCTCACCTTTATAGCAGATATTCCTTTAGTGCGTCAATGCCTTGTTTGACACTGCGGGCAATAACATACTTATTTCGGCAGTTTTCCGCTTGCCTTTGAAATTCTTTTTGTTCTTCCGATTGGATGCCTTTCTTTGTCTTAAACTCTATACATAGCGAAGCGTAGCCTTTCTTTGGGATTAGTAGGATAACATCGGATACGCCGGAAGTTACACCTTGCCGTTTGAGATTAGCGGCTTCCCTTATATGGCGGCTTCCACCATTCGGAACAGCGAAAAGAAGTTTATTGGGCAACCTAGGGAATAGCTTTCCCACTTCTTCAAAGAACTTGCATTGCATACGTTCTTCCTCGTTGTTTTTCTTCCTTTTTCTTTTGGATGGATTCTTTTGCTCAGCATAACAGTTATAGCAGATATAGCCTGCATCAGTCTTAATGACTGATACAGTTTCTTTTCCGCATACAACACATTTTTCTTTAGTCATTTTTGCTATTCGTTCTGAATAGCTGCTCAATAAGTTGTAAAATATTCGTTTCTTCTCAATGTATTTTAGTCTGTTCCTGCGAAGTCTCCTTTTATTCTTGGATACAATCATTTGACAACCTCTAACGCCAATGTAGATGCAATTTGAATGATGTCTTTTAGCTTGTCTGAAAGCCCACCGAATCGCTTCACGACAATATCTGTAACTGTCATTTTGAACACCTTCATAGCCTTTTCGCATTATGAAATGTCCAATTTCGTTAGCCTCTTCTTCTGAATAGCAAATTGTAAATATATTATTCATATTTGTTCGGATTTGAATTAAACTTCTTATTCACAAAGCCCATGATAAAGGCTCATACAGCTATATCCACCTTCAGGTTCAAACATATCATCCATGCCGGCATCTTTCCGGTTTACATACTCGAAAACTTCTTCTACTGTTGGATAAGTCTTATTTTTACAGAAACGATTAGGGATGTAGCCCGGTGAGAAGAAAGACGAACCATTTGGGGTTTCTTCTTTCATTCGTTGTTCGGCATCTATCAAGCGACTTCGTCCAAACTTTTCTTGCGAAATTAGCTTTACCTCTTGCTTCCTGCACATAATACAGGGATAGCAACCAACTCGGGAAAATCCACGATAATATAAAGGATTTGGATTTTGTCCAGCAGAAAGGATCTGGTCTATAACTTCTTGTGCTGACCATTGGAAGATTGGGCGGGAAACACTGGCATCATAATGTTCGCACCATTTAAGCACATCTTTTCTACGATAATCTTGCTTCCATACCTCAATAACCTTTCCTTTACGATTCTTTTTCACACGTTCGAAATATTCTCCGAAGTAGTTGCACTCATGAGGAAGTTTGGCGCGTTCTTCGCTTTCTTTTGCTCGAATACCTTGAATTATCAAGCAAGGTTCAGTAAGTGAGAGAATATAATCAATCATCGGCTTTATTTTTAATTCAGAGGTGCAAAACATTCTTTGGGAAGACGGGAATCGGGAACGTTTGCCTAGACATATCCACAAAATCAGTGTATTTCTTACTTCTCAAAATTACTAATCTGACATCAAGTTGTTTGCACACGTTACTAATATGTTGATAAGTATCGGGATGCTCCCAACCTGTATCACAAAATACGGCTTCTATTTTATCGGCTCCATATTTATTGGCAGCCTGGATTAAACAGGCTTGCGAATCCTTACCACCGGAAAAACTAACAATTATCTTCATGCTATATGAACTTTTTTATTTCACGTTTCATAATCAATATCTTTTCTCGTTTTTAATCAATCAGTTCAAATTCATATACGAAAACATAAGGATTGGATGCCCATGTACCTTTGCCGGAGACTTTATCTATCAGTTCTGCGAATGCGTCACGAGGAGTGCAATAAGGTTGAATATCTCCTTTATAATAATAAACATCCATAAAATGTGTATCTGCACTTCCGCATTGTCCTTTGTAAATTCCTTCTTTCAGGCAATCTTCATCGGAAATATCTTGCAATCTTTCGATTTTGATGCCGGTAATGCGGATATGATGGGGCATGAGGTCAGCGCGGACAAACATTTTATTTTTCCAACCGGGTGCGAATTTAGTTTTAGTATAAAATCCTATTCCGTCCCTATCATTAAGTGCAATTTCGGGATTCATCCCTAAACTTTCATAACATTGTGCAATGGCAAAAACTCCACTAACCTTGTACTTCGGCTGAATAAACATTGGAACAAAGTCATTACAGTCCTTATCATATACAAGAATCTCAAAAAGGGGGCTAACATCATCTGATTCAGTAATCCTAAAACATCCAGCAGGATTTTCTTGATATGCTTTCGGACACTTAATGATTCTTCTTGTCTGCGTCTTCCGACCATCCAATACAGCCTGGGTTAGACTGTATTTATCATTGAACATTATCTTCTTCATTGTATCTTTTTTTTAACTCTTTCAAAACAATCTCCATACCTTCATCCAGTCCTTTCTTGTAGCCTGATATATGCTCACCTATGTTGTAAACCAAGCATCCTGCAACGATAAGAATAACTCCTACAGTCCTATGCCAATAGAGAAAGGATACACTGAACGGTGAGAATGTCAGTCGGAAGTGACCGATGAATAATGCTGATATGATGAATATCGCAAGAAAAAATATTAGGTTTGCTTTCATAATCATATAAGTTTTAATGCTTCTTGTATCCCGGCTTCCAGTGCTTCCTCGTAGGATTTATAATGGATAATAGGTCTATCCGACAATCCTACTAAATCATGTTCCGGAATTGTCAGTATATCATATATCCAATAGTCTCCATACATATAGGATATTTCGATATGAAGTTCTTGGTTTTACGCAGCCACTTTTGAGCAACATACAACACTGGACACAAAAATTCAACTGGTTCGTCATCTATTTCCGTACAACACGACATACTTTGCGGAAGGTCATATTTTGTAATAACCTTATTACGGTCTATTAGGTGTTCACACTTCCAATTGAAGCCCTTGTCTTTCAGCAGCTTCGCAGTCTCTAATGTTACAAGTTCTTCGGTCATGGCTATTGTCTTTTCAAATTAATAATCTTCGTTTCGTAGTTGCCAACCCCCTTTTTATGGGTACGGATAATCACTATACTATCATTGAGATAAGTCACGCTTCCCTCGTTTGTACGGTGTTCTATAGGGTATTCTCCAGAGTTATTGCACCCGAATAGTGCAACTGTTGCCAAAATGATAATTATTTTCTTCATACTTTAAAGTGTTCAATCAGTTCGTTTACGGTAGCCTTGTGAATAGCGTCCAAATTCACGTCAATATCATTGTAAACCCAATAGGTAGAGAACTTGATTTCCGGGCACAGAATCCATTTATCTCCATCGGTAAACCATTGAAACTTATCTGTATCATCTCTAAATGCAGCGATAGCCAAGAAAAGCTCTTCGTTGGTTCCGCAATCAACACTATCGGTTTCGTCAGGATGTGGAATGTTACTGAAAAACTCAACACTATATAGACTGTATTCGGGTCCAGTGAAAATACATAAATCTTCGTTAAGTTCCGCCCCAAATAATCTATATCCCAACTCCTCCAACTTCTTCCGAAGCTCCGGTGTACTTTTTCTTATAAAGCACGGTGTTGTAAATCCCATAGTTATTCCTCCTTATCTATCTTAATATCTGTTACTTTGCCACAATTGATAAAATAATCATCATGACCCGCGCCAAACATATCACAAATAAGATAATCGCTATTATCGCATTTATTCCGTAACGAACATTTAAACAATAATCATGTTTCGCTTCCTTCAATTCATGTAGCACTCCGTCTATTATTATTCCGTTCTTTATTTCCATGATTATTTTCTCCTATGCGTTTTACGGTTTTTATTCTTCTTCCTGCGTTTCGCAATCTGCTTATTTGTACACCTATCATATTTTGGGCGATATTTTTTCATTTTGGGTGCATCACACGGTTCTAAAGGAGAAATATCACTATATGGATTGTAAATCTTATAATAAGTATTTTCGTTCCACGAAATTTCATTCTGCATATTTATCCCTCCTTCTTTTTAAGGCTTATATCAACTGATAACCTATCGGAAATTTCCATGATTACAACGTTAAGATTATATTGGTTTTTATATGCTCTATGGGGGAAACAGCTAACGCAGATTTATCCTTTTCTCTGCATATATAAAACATGTTGCTGACTTTTAAACCCGTTTCGGTTTCAAGTTTTTCCAGAATATGAGCTATCTCCATTTCGGCTTTCGCTTTCTTGTTTTTTGCTTCTTCTATATCCATGGTTATTTCCCTTTCAATTTCTTTATTAGTGAATCAGCGAAACCAATACTCCATTCTGCCACCATATTTGAGTCAGCATCCATTATCTGTTGATGTGGATTGCTACAGAATCCTTGCATTGCAGCCTTCGCCAATTCATAACGCCTTTGCTCCCAATCAATAGTTTCAAAATTATCAAAGAAGTCGAGTTCTGACACTTTGAAATACCTACCTTTCACTAAGGCAGTCCCAACGTCGAATAAGCCTTCAACCTCTACAATCTCTCCAGTCTCTTTTATTCTCGCTTTCATTATTTACCCTCCTTTTCAACATATCCGTTTTCAATACACCAGCACAACATATCGTAAGCCGCATCAATAATATTTTCAGACTTTTTCGAGATAAGTTCTGTAGCATCAGATTTATAGTAATATATATCCCAATATCCACAAGACGGTTCAATGCAAATCTTATAAAAATCGGAACTTATAATTATAAGTGTCGGCAGCTTGTCGAGAATGTCCTGCAAAGTGTAAGTTTCATGATAATAGTCGTAATTCGTATCGGCATCCGGAGAGGTTACAACCATGTTGTCTGCATCTGATTCATTCCACTCGAAACACATGCTTCCATCGCTTGTATCCAACCCAAGCTCCTGCAAATGTTCCATCTGTTCGACTGATAATACATATTTTGATTTCATAATCATTGCTTTTTATTAGGTATTAAATCATCCAAATACGCCCATTCTTCAATGGCATCTTTGGAACACTCGTAATCATCGCACTCTTCATCGTCCCAGCACTGCTCTGTTACATTCCAATAGCGGACACCGTAACCAGTTCCAGTGCTTAATTTCCCATATACAAGGCATGGTATCTGCGGATAATGTTCATTTTCGTATTCTCCATGAGCTTGTGGCACTTCATCTTTGGTCTTATGCCACACGCTATTAATGCGCCATTCAGCACCAGCTATATAAGCCCGTTCTGTTACATCAAGTACTGCATCGCGAGCACCGGCATCATAATTATCTTCTTCAAAGTTTATCTCAAAATCGCTTGATTCCAATATCTTTTGGAGATAGTTGTAGGCTGCTTCTTCTACTGTCTGTTTCATAATCAATGACTTTTAATTTTCTTATATTTACCACACTTCTTGCAGAAATAGTGACGGACGGTGTACCAACTGCTATTACCCCAATCATCAACAACTTCAACTCTCCTCTCAAATAAGTATTCCCACTCGTGGCAACAGAACCATTTCTTTATAATGGCATCAATTAAATGCTTCATAACCAACTGTTCTCCTTTACAATTCTACCATCGTCTAACAACGTGTATAGTTTACCCTTATATGCCAGAGCGAAACACCATTGGCGGGCATACTTCAAATACTGATGCAATTTGTATCTATGCTGGTATTTCTGCATCTCTTTTTCTATTCTTTTCTTCATGTTACGTCATTAATGTGAATTTCCCCTTTCAAAACCCGTTCTACCTGCCTGTCCATTATCCCTTGGAATTCTATTTGGCAAATAAGAGAACAATCAGGCATGATTTCTTCTGGTATTTCTCCACGGTTAGGAGAAAGCTCATCAAGAAATATTTTTCCCGATTTGTCTTTCAGACACGTTGCACTCACTTCTCGTTCAATTACTGCCATTCGGTTGAATACCTCCGGGAAGTCCTTCCGTATTTTATTCCAATAGCCCATACCACCTTTCACACAGCCGATGCAGTTGTTGTTATTGTAACCCATCTTATACATAGCGGGGATTTCAATACCAGCTTTCCAAAGCATACCCATTGCATCCTTTTTGGTTATCTGTCGCTCGATAAGCGGGAATAACGGCTTTGTATCCGGATATTGTTGCTTTAGGCGAATGGCACGGTTAATCTCTTTCGGGTCAAAATCAAATCCCCAGACTTGACCGTCCCAATTTCCCAACTCTTTTTCCAGCTTGTAACGAACTTGTTTCTTTAGTTCGAATGTGCAAGCTGCGCCAGTAGGACCATTAATAAATCTTTTCTTAGCCAACACATCCTCTACGTTGAGATACTTATCGCTTCTGATAGTATGTATCGGGCGATTATACCATCTTTCACAATCAGATAGGAACCGGGTGTTATCAGGATGCCCGGAACCTGTTTCGATATAGTAAATCTGCACATCATCATACAGACTTAGTGCTATCTTACAAGCTACTGCGGATGTTACACCGCAAGAAAACCATGCTATTATCATATAGATTATTTTTAATTCGATTTCTTTCTTTCATTCCGTTTCCGATTGTCTTCCGAAACACACATTTTGCACCATGACGTCTTGATGTGATACGCCTTTCCGTTGCGATAGATTGTCCTGTCATAGAAGCAGGATAGTAAAAGCGGTCTTTTGCAGCGGCTGCACACCTTGCGTTCTACACCGTCCACCATCACCCGGTTCCTCGGTTTCCGCTTCACTATCTCGCACGGACCGCATTCGGATGCACCGTACTTCCGGCAATAAGCAAGGGAATGCTTGCCACATTTGGCGAAAGAGGTGCAATCGGAGCGGGGAATTGTCTGATGGATATTCATATTTCTATTACATATTAAAATAGGCTGGCTTGAACCAAAGTGCCTTTACTCGTTTTTGTTTCTCCGAAACACTCTTGACGAAAACGAATGTTACCCGCTTCAAAGTAGTGTTTATCCTTATCGCATCCCCAGAAATCAAACCCAAGTTTATAGGCAGCAATCCTATCGCTCTGACTACCCATATGAGGACTTCCAATCTTGTACCCGGATTGGGAATATTGATTGAGTAACCATGCGTATAAGATTATCGGTTTTTGACATGGATGAATGCGTTTTTCATTCAGATTTTTATTTCCTTGCTGGATGATTGCCTTAGATAAATCCTTACCGCAATAAGAGCCTTGAATCATTCCTCTCCACATACAATATACAAGGTCTGTTCTGTTATTTATACTGCAGTAAGCTATTTCACAATCATATTGATCGGACTTGCCGTTTAGCTTATCCCAAACAATGCGTCCACCAGTAAAATCATAATTAAAGTAGTTTACTCCCCATATTATCTGATTTTTACTAACCCTTTTTACTTCATCGAAATACTCTGGTGGCGGAACTCGTGAATCCCAATCGGATTTAGGATAGACAGATTGTTTAACAGACAATATACTACCATTCCTTTGTTTTACAGTATTAGGCTTGGCAGAAGGATTATCCGCTCCAATTCCATAGGGTGGGTCATCTATTATCAAATCAAAAAACTTATCTGGAAACTTAGATAGAAAGTCCATTCTATCACAGTTATATACTTCACTTATAGGCATAGTTTGATATTTTTCCGTTTTCGTATCTCAGAACCATTCTTCATCCACTCCGACCTCTACCGAAAGCCAGTCCATGAGGAGAGTTATAAGGTTATAAATAGGTTTCATTTCACTAAACTTTTATCGCGTTGGCAATATTATCCGCATCCGACAGCTTTCTTACCAGCACATCAAACGCTGCTGTACACCGCTCTGTGTTCATATTGACCGTTTTCCCGATTTTCAAACAGTCGGAAGCAAGGTTCATCACCCTTGCTACATTGGAAAGCTTCAAATATTCCAACGTGAACCCGTTGAACCGTGCGTCTTTCTTCCGAAGTTCTTTAATCCTTTCGTCAAACTGGATGCAGGCGTAATCACACAATGTTCTTGCAAGTTCGAACCTTGCAATCTCTGCGGAATGGGATATGCCGTTATCGTCAAGAGCCTGCTTGAACTGCCAATACAGCATATCCACGTGCTTGTTCACTTCTTCCGTATACTTGTCGTTGCAGTCGGCGAAAAACTCGCTCCGGTCTGAACCGATAACGCTGTTTACAGTACGCTCGTATTCCTTTCTTGCCTTATCGGCATCATTCAAATACCGCTTGAATGCCTGTTTGTAATAAGGCGTTCTCTTCATCGCATGCAGACACTCGATAACCTGCCCGCAACAGATGTCGTTCGTGAGCAATATGTTGTAGGTGCACAGAACTACAAGACTCTCATATTTGCTGATTATCTGATTTGCCGTGTCGGTGGTCATTGCCTTGCCTGTTCTGCCTTGTTCATATTCTTGTTTTTGCTCTCTTTTGCAAGCTCATCAATCATGCGCTGCCACTCCAATTGTTCGATTTTCTTTTCAATCTCTATGTCCATAATCATTTTTTCTTGAATTTCTCGCATGTCCTGCCGTATCTGCCACAAGCGCACACTCTATGGCTTCTAATTTTACAAAAGCATGAGTTCTCGATAAAGTCTGTGGCGTATGAGCATTGGCGGCAGTGGACGAGGGAGAGGGGTTCTTTTTTCTTTGCCATCTATCTTCGGCTTTCCCCCTCGATTTTTATCACATTAAACATCTCTTTCACCCGGTCGGCTATATAGGCTCCATACCGTTGAGAGAACTCCTTGTCCGGGTCAAGATTGGTAGTCATGTGGGTATAGAAATTATATCGCTGCTCATAACGAAGTTGTAAAACGGTCTGAATGGCATTTATGCCCGTACCAAAGTGTTTGGCATCCATAGGCTCCCGTCCTACCTCGTCAATGGCAAGATTGTGCATACATGACCTATCTGTGTACAGGCTCAACCCGATAATGCCTTTCTCGGCAAACTGTAAGGCAATCTCGGCAGCACTGGTAAACTGAAAGGTCAATCCAGCATCCGCGCCGCCAATACAATAACGGGCAATTTTTGCCGCATAGTTCTGTAGCCCTTTCAGCAAAGTGGACTTGCCCACTCCGATAGAGCCGTGTAATAATAATCCCTTGCTTACATCCAATACTCCGGGAATCCCCCAAACCCATTGATAAAGGGCTTTCAATAATTGGCGATTACTATCATCAACCATAAAGACTGGCGAGATTGTTTGCATAGATGCAACGAGTTGATTACGCCAATATATGTCAGCCTGTTCCCTACTCCATTGCTTCTGATTAACCTTATTTACCGAAGACGATTGATTGGATGCCGGCGGAGCTTTCGTCCGGTTCTGTATCAGTTTTCCGATTGCTTCCATTTCTCGCTTGAGATATAATTTCATTAAACTTAGAATTGATATTAGTTACGCTGAAGTTATCAAATATCCATCCCTCTTTAATTGAGGAAAGAAGATACTGAAGGGCGTACAACAAAGAATCATCCGAAACATCCATCTGTTTCTGTTCCCTTTGAAATTTGAGTTTATTCAATAACTGAGACATGGCACCTGCATCTTTTGCAGTCCAGTAATAGCTATTAGAAAAAGTCTTTCTGAAATACTCCTCAAAAAGAAAGCGGGCTTTAGAATTAATTTCCTTAGGTTCACTTTTCTTCCTACCTCCCCCTTTTAAAGGGGGTGAGGGGGATATACTTTTCTTTCTCTTTACTTTTACTTTACTTTGTTCATTATTGACATCATTAATTGAATTAATTCCGTCATTAATTGAATTATTGACATCATTAATCATATATTCGGGAATTAGCTCTGTTTCTTTTCGTTTATAAGTAGCAAGGAGAAATCGTTTCTGTATTCCAAAAGAGGTTAGAACATGATATTTCTCATAAAGTGTGTTGTCGAAAAAGCCGACTTGTAATGCTTTTATCAGTACTTCCTTTACTGCGCCCTCGGAAACCCCAACTATGTCAGCAATAACAAAAGGCAAATCTTCATCCCACACAATGTAATACCCTTCATCTTTGTAGATATTACACAGCAGGCAAATAAGTATAGAAGCAGATTGGGAACCGCATGCTCTCGAAATCTTCCTTATCTTAACATCTGAAAAGAAACCGACATCCATAGGGAAATAATCTATCCCTTGTTTGGTAGGTCTACCAGCCATATTGTTTTGATATTAATACGCATGAATACAGTTTCTTTTACTATCCGCAACAAAATGTTTATTAAAAAGATTACAATAAACCACTCTGGGATTATCCTTAGAGACAGAAATGAATCTTCCTCTCTTACACTTTGCACATGTATCCGGTTGGATTACCTGCTTTTCATTTTTCTTTACCATAATTTAAAATCTTACGTTGGTTAATTGTTTGCCATTAGAATAGACCGCCCATTTACCGTTACCACTGTCGTGTAAGCGCAGGTTTGCTACCTCACCGAAGCGGTTGATGTTACCACAGAGGTCAACTATCCATCCACATTCTTTAGAAGGATGCGGGCGGATGGCACGACCGACTATCTGATACCACATAGCAAGTGACATTGTAGGACGTGCCATAACAACTGTATCAAGTTCCGGATAGTCAAAACCGGTGGTTAATACCCCGACATTCGCCACTACCGAAATTTCACCAGCCTTAAATGCTTCAAGTATCCTTTCGCGCTCACCTTTTGGAGTATCACCCGAAACGATTGCGGCTCCGGGTATAGACCAAGTAAGCCGCTCCGCTTCTTTCAGAAAACGGGTAAATACCAAAATACCTTTCCGTTTTCCTCCGGCTTTGGGATTCATCAGCCTTTGGACGATATGAACGAGATAACCGTAGAAGTCTATCCGTTCATATTCTCTTTGGACTGACCTATCTGTATAGTCGGCACCAGTGGTATTTACTTTCAAATTGAGTTCATTCCATCCGGTCGGATTCATCGGATAGTAGTTCAGCTTCGCCAAGTAGCCCATATCTAATAGGGTTGATACCTGTACATGATAAATGACCTCTGAAAAGACATGAGGTTTTGTCCGAGTGATGAATTTCAGCATAGAACCAAAGTCACGGCTGGAACTTAAACGATACGGTGTAGCTGTCAGTCCAAGAACCTTACACTTCACTGCATCAAAAAAATCTTTGTACATCCCCTCTTTAGGGTTAACAAAGTGGCATTCGTCCACGATGATGTTCTTGAAGTGGATGAACAGTTCAGGATGGTTCTTCACGCTGCCTATGGTGGCAAATGTTATCCGGCTTATCTCCTTTGAGTTGAATGAAGCTGAATAGATGCTGCAATCAAGAATACCGTATGAACAGAGTTTCTTGAAATTCTGTTCGAGTATTTCCTTCGAGGGCTGGAACACCAAGGTATGACCGTCAAGCCTTGCAGCTATATCCGCTATAATAAGCGACTTTCCGCTGCCCGTAGGTAGCACCATAATGGCATTTGTTTTCTTCGCCCTGTTATTGAAGAAAGAAACGGCAGTATCAGAGGCTTTCTGTTGGTAATCTCGCAATACATAACTCATAAACCTTTCTCCTTTCGTAACTTCTTATTGAGTGCTTTGTAATACTTAATTAGTTGCTCGTACTCAAAATCTGACATCTTAGAAGTACCAGCAGCTTTCACTTTCAGCAAGTCAAATTTCTGTTGCCCGATTTTGGCTATCAAATTCTCACGGTAGCCTTCAAGGTGGTCGGCACGGAAACGGTTGCACGCACGGCATTCGGCATGGCAATTGTTTTCATCAAACCGTGTTGCCAAATGTGTACGACTGAAATAGTGCCCGCAGTCTGCTTGTGTAAACGGCTTTATCTGCCCGCACGAGATACATCTAAAATACCCGTTTGGCATTGCATCACGAAGCCGGATAAAAAGGGAGAACTCTTTATCAAGTTTCGCTTTTAAATCCGGCTTCTTCTTTACTGTTACCCCTGCTTTATCAAACAGAGGTAAAGGCTTGTCTTTCTTCTTGGCCTTTGTTCGTTTTATGTAGTATGGCATTATTTAAATCCCCATTCTTTCATGTAGTCAATGTTTTCAGGAAATCCCTCTACTGATTTAGGACTAAGGAATATTTTCTCACTCTTCAATGGAGTGCCTCCCCAAACAGTAGCAGGGCATTCTTCATATTCTTCTTTAGAAACTTCACTTACATTAAAATGGGGTTGGAAGCCATATCCCATTACGCTTTCCCCTAAGTAAGTACCAAACTTCTTTAAAGCCCATTGAAATGCAATATCTTTATATAGGTAATGTTTAGAAAACACAGCCACATATATTTTATGAGAGAAATTTCCTGTTTCTGTTAAGTCAGGATTACATCTGATACAGAAATACTTAATACGTGAAAGTATTTCTTCAACAAACCTTTCATGCTTTTCGCAATCTTCTTTCGTTAAGAACTCTTTCCCGTCATTTGCAATGTAAATAGTCTTGGTAATTTCTTTTGTTTCCATGCTGTTTTTTATTAAAGCCCCGAAGCGTATTCTCCGGGGCACAACCATTATTTACTAACCCTTGCCATTTATGTGTGGCTCACATTTATGAGGGGCGTAGGGGAATCGAACCCACCAAACCATAATTGGGCAGTGCCAGCAATCATGATTAACTTGCCGATTGAAGCTTCATAAATCAACAAGCCCTTACAACGTATATTGTGCACTTATCCATAATAAGGAACACAGCCAGTGCTTACGCCCCATGTTCGCCCGCCATATCTTCACAGACCGGACAGGCAGGTTAACAAAGTTATTCCATATAAGCCATTGAAAACTCTTTCGGAATAAACCGCCCGACCGGGATAGGTTTGGCTGATTCAATGGCTGTATGTATTTCCCTCTTTCTGAACTCATGTCCCTTTTCTTTGGCTTGTTTCTCACATTCTTCCTCTTTGTTTTTGAGATAGTGGGTAATAAGCATCATTGCTCTGTCAACGTTGAAGGTGTTCACGACAAAAGTCTGAACTCTCTCGTCTTCATTCTCCCCATCCGTGAATGTGATTTTCGTCTCAATCTGATAGAATTTCTTTTCATTGGGCTTGGAATCTCCCTCTTCTTCATCTTCTTCCGTTACAGAATCATTTAAAAGGAATGTATCTTTTAATTCTTCGAGGGTGGCATCATCTACCTTGCGTTCTTTCAAATTATCAGTAAGAATCACGCAAGAATCGAACTCCTTGAGCATTGTCAAGGTGAATCCGAACATATAGTTTAGTTCGATGTAATCTTTCAAGATACTACAAGAATTCTCCAATCCGGTGGCATACAGCAGGAACTTATGTTTCTTGTCCCCTATTTGTGCCTGTGCAAGATAGGGATATAAGAATTTGTTCTCGTTCTCGAATGCCAAGCGGTTCTGGTTGCTGACTTCCACTTCCTTAATGCCGTCAGCTTCCATACTGAAACGAATTTTCGCCAAAGTGTCTTGGTCTATCAGCGTGCCACGGTCAAAAAGAATTTCATTCCGTTCGATGGTCACTGTTTCACCTGTATCTTCATCAATGAAAGACTCCTCCCATGTTTTGAGGACACGTTTTGCAAGGTACATGTTGAGCATCTTTTTCGGGTCAGATGTCACATACCTGATTTCTGTTTTTCTTGTTTCTATCATAACTAAATAAATTCTTGATTTCTTTGTATTTCCTGCTGGGCGTATATCAGCATTTGATGTTCATTTGCAGCCGGCAGATAGATACCTGCCACTGATGCACTCCAGTTACGAAAACGGTCAATACTCAAAGTCATTTCACCTGTTGTCAGCTCGGCAGAACTTCTTAAGTAAGTTACTTCCTTACCTTTCTTGTTGACCGTCTTTCTCTCAAACAAATCACGGTTGCAAGTCCTCTTATAAAAATCAATTTTTGCTTCGTCGAGACTGCAACCGTACTCACTACCGAAATACCCTAAAAGAAGATGCAAGTAGCTGTTTTGGGCAAGCGTGCGGTTAGGTAGTTTCTTTTTCACTTCCACCACCGCACGTTCACTAAACAGCTTGTTTACATACTCCTTGAACTTGGGTATTTGATATTCATTCTTCAAGTCGAACAACATACGCTAAAAAGGTAAACCGTCCTTTACATTGCCATTAGCATCAACCGGAGGCGGGAAATTCTGTGGCTGTTGCTGATAGGTCGACTGTGGCGCTGGCTGTTGTACCGATGTTGTTTGTTGGGATTGCGATACACCACCACGCGCATCTATTTTGTAGCACCGGATAGATGCCATACGTTTGAGTTCTCCGTCCTGATTCGTCCAAGAACGCCCTTGTAAGACAAACGATACAGTAACAACATCACCCTGATTAAAGCGGTCAAGTTCTGCACACTTATCGCCTGAAAACTCTAAGGGAATAACATTCTCATACTCGCTACGCTCTCCCGTATAAGGGTCGTAAGTGGTAGCATCTAAAATGAACTCCCGTTTTGTAAACGAGGAACCACCGTTTTTGGATGGTATTTGAACAGTTTGTCCGATTTCGGTTATCCGTCCGGTTATTTGATTTGCCATAACCTAATATTACTGGTTCTTTTTATTACATATTGCAATCTCCACACATATCCACAAGGGAATCAAATTCTTCTCGTGAGTATTCAAATCCATTGATTACGATTACCTCGTTACCATTTTCGCCAAAATAAACTCCATCATTCATTTCCAAAGATTTTAGTGTCAGTTATCAATTTTCTGTTTTCTTCCAAGAACCGGACAAACTCTTCACAATGGTTAGTGAGGATTGGTATATCACGTTCAGGATTGAAAACGTATGTTTCTGTATAGGTATCTATCACATAACCGCCTTTGTTGAACTCTACAATGTTGTACTCAAATGTCCGCACATCCGAACCGTTCTTCATCAAAGCGTATGGATAAACCAAATGTTGGTGGTGGTCTTTGAACTTCCCTACGGTATAGCTTCCGGTTGTTTTGATGTCGTGGACGCTGGCCGGCATCAGCTCGTCAATTACCCCATAAACCAAAACATTGCCGTATGCGGTTGGAAGAATCGCTTCTACTCTTTGTTGGGTTAATGCTCCTTTGAAGTAACCGGAAAACTCTCGGCAAAGTGAGATTGGGAAAGTAAAAACACGATTATTATAGGTAGCTTTCAAACCTATAACCTCGTTGGTCTGAACCTCATCGTAATACAAAGGTTTACCTGTTTCATCACAAGCTCCTTCGCGTATTACCTTATATACCTTTTCAACCTGCACAGTTTCGGATTTCCGATTTTCAATCATACAGTCAATAACCTCATTAAAGGCTGTTCCCTTGTCTGCCGCTTCACTATCAAACGGTTTGCGGTTAATACGGTCTATCAGTTCTTGAAACTGCTTCTGCCGAAACTCGTCTTCCGTACATGGTGGATTCTCACTCCACCCATAATAACGCTCATATATGACATCGCTATTAAGGTAATTGAAGTAAGAATCCAATAATGTTGCATATATACGATAATTAGGCTGCATCTGAGTAGATTTTAGTTTCCTTATTGAATATCAGTCCCAAAGCCTTTACCTTTGCAGCAAACAAACTTCTCGCCATCACCAAAGAACTACCAACGTGTTCAAACTCATTAATATGAGAGGCGAACTCATTAGCGGACTTGGCATCAGTTATAAATTCGATACTTTCTTTGATTTCCTCTATCACCTTATCATACTTTTCCTGTGCCTCTTTCTTGGCTGCAAGCATACCCAAATACGAATTGATTATCTTGGCAGTGATAAAGTCGTTCTTTGCGGTTGGATTACCATTCTTGTCAAGGATGGTAGGAACCTCCATTACTGAAGGAAGATTGCAAGTATTCTTACCGTCATTTCTTGAAGTTGGGTCAAAAGTGATGGTACGTCTTTGGACGCCTCTTTCGCTTTTCATTTCAAGATAACCGAGCAAATCCAGTTCGGTAACGATAGAGTTGTAGGATTTTTCACGCAAGGCAGGGATAAACACCGTATCATCACCTTCTTTTCTTGTGTCGCGATGGGCAACGAAAATGATGTGCTTGTTAAGCCCCGAAAGTGTTCGTGTCATCCATGAAAATTCGGCATTGATACCGCTCCAATCCTTGATAGACGGTTGGCGGCTACCACATTTATAAGTAATGATGAAATCCATCATCTTACCGATTGTATCAACTACAATGGTCTGATAAGCAGACAAATCCTCCTGCAAGACCTGTTGAACATCACTCCATGAAGTGACCTGTACAGTATCTATGTTTTCCAAATGCGCCATATTCATACGCTTAACACCATTATCGAAATCCAATAATAACGGTTTCGGTGCGCTCAATGCCACTGTTGATTTTCCCATACCAGCCTGTCCGTAAATCATCATCTTTACAGTGGTAGGGATTACTAATTCATTTGATTTTTTTATAAGACTCATAATCGTAAATATTTAAAAGGTTAATCCAATTGTATCTCTCGCCATTATTCCGCTGACATTCGCCAGCGACAAGGCTTGTTTGATTTCTGTTTTTGAATAATAAAGGGGGGAATTTCGGCTTTCTCCTTTTCTGATAGGCTTTATCAGTTCTTTATTCACAAGTACATTGAACCGCTTCCAGTCTATTCGCATCATCCTTAGCCATTTCTTTACATCCCTCAATCGGATAAGGTCTTGTGCCGGCTCATATGCCTTGACCGCCTCCATATAACCAACCTGATAACTGTCTATCATAATGGATTGGATTTCTTCTATATTCATTCCGCCCTCCTTATTATTTCAATCCGTTCTACTCTTAATTCTCTTCCTCTTCTCATTTCGCTCTGTTCGTGATAAAGCGATAGAGAAAATATACATAGCAAACTATAAGCTACAGACATACGAACTGTTGGTGAAAAATCCATTGTAAGTTTCACACCGGCTATCCGTTCGTAAAGCATGGTAGCAAGCTCTCTCCCATTCCGTACATGCAATATATCAAAAGCCTTTTGCAACTGGTTGTTAATTGTGCTAACCGCCCGACATTTGATATTGGCAATTTCCTTTTTCTCATACCCCTGCGCATACATCCGTGCTGTAACCTCGCATTCAGGGGTGAGTTCTGTAAATACCCGTTCCATAATCGTGTGAGCTAATGATTATTTCAGTCGTATAAGCGAAGAAAAACCTGGGCAATCTGTTTTTGATACCCTATACATAATGTCAAGTTTTCCTTTCAACTTCTTCGTGAGCCGTGCTTCTTTGTTTCTTCGGGCAGCTTCCATTTTTATCCCAGTGTGCCGAGAGTCTTCAAAGGGGATTCGATATATATCCCCAACCTTTATACTATCAAATAACTTAGTTGTCTGATAGTTCTCATCTACTTTAATTTCCTTTATCATACGCTTTAATTTTGAAAAAAAATAGTGGTGATAGCAGGATTTGAACCTGCATAAATTGCTAAGTTTATTGCCGAGCAACGCGTTTCCTATTCCGCCATATCACCGGAAAAAGGTGCGCTATCTTCACAGACGGTACACCCAGTACAAACACAAAATAAAACACGACAAAACAATTTTAACCACCCGTACAAGGGTAAAGGGGTAGCTTGTACTCAGCATCCCTCACGGCTTTTAGTACGGTATAGCACTGACCTTTTCTGTGGCTTTGTTCCCCTGAACCAATTCGATTGGCAACATCACGTTATAATCAGGGGATTTTCTTAACTTTGAGGTGTCAAATCTAAAAATTAAGAAGTATGAAACAGTTTATTGAAATTCCCCAAGACGGGGAATCTGTACTGATTAATGTCAATCACATCGCTGCTGTCAAGTCTAAATCATTTGGTGATGAACAAGGATGTGAAATATTTGTCGCTACCCCTTATCAGAGGGAGCATTGGACTGTCGAGACTGGATGCCTAATAATCCAATCCAAGTTTTCACTCTCTCATCTTCGCCAGCTGATAGAAGAAGCTCTTTAGAGGTCTTACCGTCAAGGATGAACTCTACCCAAGCTTGAACGGCTTGAGTAGTTGAATGTGTGCCTACTTTCAGCAGAAGTTCTTTGCGTAACTTCTGCTCTTTCCTTTTTCTGAAATACTGAAGTATTCTTTTAATCATCACTATATATTTTAAACTTCAACCGTTTTTATTGCCTGTAAAGCCCCCTTTTCATTTCTTATAATTACCATTATATCCTGCTTTGGTATGGCAGCTCCATATTTTTTTATTGACTTACGGGCCTCTTTTATCCCCTTACTTATTTCAGACAAAATTTTATCCATTAATTCTTTTTTCATAATTTGCTGAATTAGAGTTAGTACCCGTACCCTAATCGAATAGTAGAACCTTATTTCAGTTCAGTACGGGCTATATTAGACCTTTCAGCGATACGGACACCTGCCCCGCATACTTGACACCGTAAAGATGATTTTCGGTGCTGAAAGTAAAGTTCATTTCAAATCAATATAGCCTACTACCAGTCACCGCATCCCTGCTATGGCAGCTTCTATATTTCGTTATCTTGGTTAATCTTGTACGGCTTATGAATTACACCGCAAAGGTTTTCACATACTTGTCAAAGAACTAATCAATAGTGCCCTACCCGATTCTCGCTATCAGTTGCCGTTCAATCCGTCAATAGGGCTGTCGTGCGTGATATAATCGTGTGATTAATCATCATAAAAGAACTTCTCGCCCGGCTTTCTGAAAAGCCAGTAGCTTGCATACAAGCAGCTTAATACTATCAATGCCTCTATCATACTGCCATTCTATCAAGTTGAAACTCTATATAATCAATCTCTTCTTGAATAACCTCTAAGGCTTCTTCTTTCGTATCGGTGTTGCAGAAAACGCATGCCTCTGCATCAGACATTTTATCCACCTCTTCAAGTTCTTCACAAGCCTTATCTAAAGCCTTTTCAAAAGCATAAGCTTCTATACTATCACATACTCTATAGTTTCTCATATCAGGCAATTTTTAAAAGGTTAGCTTTCTTGTAGCATCTGAACTCTTGGCGTTCTGTGTCGAAATAGGTCTGGACTGTATCGTTCTTCTTTCTGTTGTCAGTACCAGTGATGGTAGGCATCAGCTTTTCATTTAGTGTACCGTAGGCTTCTCTTACAGAACCATCCACCTTTTGAAAGTAGAATTTCACAATCTTGCTTTTCATCTGCAATTTCAATTTCATGTTAGCCCAAGCGCACTTTAATGCTTCTGACATCGTAAAACCGTTCTTGCGAACAAACTGCCATGCAAGACTCATAACTTCGTGTAAAAAATTCTTCGTGCTCATAATCGTGTGATTTAATATGTTTATACTATTGCACCTTATTTGTAAGTTGCGTATCTTTGTATCGTTATCGTGATGCAAAGATACTGATTTATTTTCAGTACAAAATAATTTTACTGATTATATTTCAGTAATAAATATTATTTAACTATTAGGGTAGTTTATACTTTATTATAATATGAAGAAAGAAAATTGGGCTTTAGGATTGAGTATTGTGGCAATGACAATTGCTATTATAGCGACCTGCATAGCCGCATATAGGACTCCCGAGTTAGGATTTGATTACCAAGGAGTGATAGTAGGAATATTGTCATTATTGGTTACTGTATTGATAGGATGGAATATATACACATTCATCGATATAAAAGGTACAAGTCAAAAAATTGATAAGTTTAGAGCTGAATTTGAAGGAAAAATAAAGAAGTCGAGTTTAGAAACACAATTTGATGTAAAAAAGGAAATGATGAGAGTTGTTCCAATTCTCATTGCCCGACAACATGGAGATTTAATAAGCTCTTTACAGTTTATGTTTAAAGCATTTCATGAAAATAAAGACGATGGAGGCTTTGCCAAGATGTTGGCAAGAGAATATATTTTGCAGACTATTATGGCTTTGATAAATAATGAAAATAAAAACCTAATAAGCCATCTCATAAACGACATGAAGGGCACTCTTAAGGTTGAGGAGATAGAAGATTTTCTACATGAATTTCTGAGCTATAGCGAAGAAGAAAAGCATCAACGTTATGCTGGGATGCAGAATGTACTCCTTGAATTATTGAAAGCGCAATCCTAATATCCTCTTTAGGAGTACCAAATTTCATTAATAGCTCAAGTAATGTAATAACTGTTATTTTACTGATGTCATTAGGAATCAATTTTGCAAGTTCATTATTCATATCAATAAAACAAAAGCGACCAACCCCAAAGTTGCGGTTTGAGGAAGTCGCCTATATAGTCCCTTACGGGAACAGTTAAACAATTTAATCAAAATCATCCGCAACTTGATTTCGATGCAAATATACTGATTTTATTTCAGTAAAACAATTAAGAGTTATGAATACACGAGAAAGATTGAAATTATTTCTTGCTTCTATCAATATAAGTGAAGGGTCTTTTGAGAAAGCAACTGGATTAGCTAAAGGATTCGTCAGTAAAGTCGGAGATAGCATTAGAACATCATCGCTCGAAAAAATTAAATCTGTTTATCCTAGTCTTAATACCTCTTGGCTTCTTACTGGAGACGGAGACATGCTTATTAACAACAATTTTCCAAAAGAAGATATTCTCACTCAACCAGAGCAAACGTCCGCCGATGCAACATATAAGCTCATTCCTGTTATTCATATTGATAGCGTAGGAGGAATGCACTCGAATAACGAAATCGAAGGAGAGCCACAATACATTGAAGGGTACGTTCCTTTTGTAAATGCAAAGGATGAAGATAGGGCTATATATCAATCAGGAGATAGTATGATTCCGACCATACCACCGGGTAGCCTGATGCTAATACGTGAAGTTGCTAATTGGAGAGAGTATTTTGGCTATGGGAATATATTTGTTATTGTGTTAAAAGACGGAAGACGCATAACTAAGGAAGTGGCAAGATATGAAGAAAATCCAAAGGAATATATTTGGTGCATATCCCATAACGAGAAAGTCGCAGACGAAGAACTGCCTAAAAACATGATTGTTTCCGTATGGAAAGTAGTAAAAGTGTTGACTGATAAAGGATGGTGATACTATGAAATTCAATCAATACACATGGAACTTGTATAAACAGACCGTAATCGGAATAGAGATGATAAAATACTTTTCCGATGCAAGAGGGTATGCCTTATTCAAAGATTATTGTCTGCATGCTAATTTCATACCGGAAGATTTATACAACGACTGGTTGGAGAATATATATTGCTACAGTGTATCAGATTATGACCACCCTACATCATTGGAAGAAGCAAAAGGTTTATACATTTCACTTATCACATTAGGTATAAGGGTAGAAGAGCAACAATGGCTTCCTGCTAACGACTTCAAGAATATGCTTGAGATTATCCAGCCGATGTCCTATGTCTTATCACAGTTCGCCCCCGAATATTTCTTTCCATATCTATTTCTTTGCCGTATCTTCGAACTGAATAAAATAGCGGACTTTTTTAACATAGACCTCCCCAATATCCCCAAAAGAACTGATTACAAAGGAAGGTGTATGTATTATTGGGAACTTTGTGAGGTGCTTTATCTATTCAGGAAAGAAAATGGGCTATCTCCAGCAGAGCTATGGTCTTTCCTATACGACTTCGCCCCCAATAATCTTCCAAGCAAGAAAATAGACATACCCAAGCCGTCACAAGTATGGCTCATTGGTGGCAGATTATGCCAAGAAGATAAATCCTTAGAATCAAAATTCTGGCAATCAAGTCCTGATACGAAGAAAGGGGATATTCTTGTTCATTACGAAACGTCTCCAATCAGCGCAGTCACTTGCATAGAAATATCGCTTACAGATGGTGTAATAGACCCTCTATTCCGATATTATGGGTGTATCTATATTGGCAATAGAATAGCTATTCCTCACATCACATTAAAAGAGTTTCGGGAAGATGAATACTTCTCCAGCCACCCGCTCATAAGAAAGAACTTTCAAGGAGTTAACGGATGGTCAATGAGTAGCGAAGATTATTCAGAACTCCTACGAATGATAAAGGCAAAAGGATTTGATATAGATACCCTACCAAAGCTATATACTCCTACACTACCCAAGAATGTAAGTATAGAAAAAGAAAGAGATGTGGAACTACAACTACTGGAACCATTGCTTAACTCTATGGGATGGTATGAGAACAAAGACTTCATTCGTCAATTACCAATACATGCAGGACGTGGACACCGGATATTTCCCGACTATGCTCTGCATTACGATAATAAGCCAGACGAAGAAAAAGCAAAGGTTTTAATCGAGGCAAAACTCTACATGAAAAATAACCAGGAAATAGAAGAAGCATTTTTGCAAGCTCGCTCATATGCTTGCCTCCTTGAATCGACTGTAATAATCCTTTGTGACAAACGGTGTCTAATCGTTTATGAGAAAAAAGACAGCTTTGACCGAGATAGATACAAAAAATACTATTGGGGAGAACTTAAAAACACCGACATTTTCAACGAATTAAAGAACAAACTAAATATCTAAGATTATGAAGAAAATTTTATTTCTAATGGCAATGCTGCCAATGTTTGGTTTCGCACAAAATAAGTATTTCAATGCTGATGGAATCAATAAATTAAAAAGTATGGTAAGCCTTGCAAAATTACAGGCATCAACTTCATCACCCCAGATGGTTGCTGAAGCCCAACAACAATTTCTGAATAAAATAGATACTGCTCAAAACATAAATCCGGTATTAAAAGCTAACAAAGAATACATATCCGATTTATATTCCGAAATGTATCAAGGAAGCGGAAAAAATGATTTCAGTTTTGCCAATTCATCATGGAATCCAGAAATCCTTGTATACAATACAGGAAATATCTTACTTTTCAATACTTTAATATATTCATCTGTATTCAATAATAGAGTATTAGATAAAAGACAAAGAGCTAAACGTATAGTAGAAGATGTTTCTAATCTGATTTATCAGCGAATATCAAGCAAGATAACTACTAAAATACCTTATATAGGACTATGTGTTTCCTATTGTGATAAAAATTTTGGAGAAAAATATGAGTCTGCAAAAGCTGATTGTATCATCGTAGTAGCACCATCTTCTGCAATAAGGGCTTATGGAAATTGCCAAATCTCAGAAGATGAGTTTTGCAAAAAGTGCGATTACTATTTGAGTGATAAGGATGAATTTATGGGATTAAGAAAAATTGATTTAAAAATATATGATTGACTTTCTAACCATCATACTCCTAATATTCGGAGTACTGCAAATCATCCTCTTCTTCAAGGTATGGAGAATGACGAATGACATCAAAGAGATAAGGAACAAGTACCTTAAAGACGAGGACGAGAAACGGAGACAAGAAGCGGAACACGACCCATCTCCGAAAATCAGCGGTGGGTCTAAACCAACAATGTGATGATTTTATAAATTGTTTACCCATTGTTTACCCAAACAAGAACAAAACATAAAACAATAAAATGATTATCAACATAATACCCAACACAATTCCTTAGATTGTGGTTCTGAATGTCGAGGGTTCGAGTCCCTTCAGTCACCCAAAAGAAAGAGGAATTTCAGTGATGATTTTCCTCTTTTTTTATTATATACCCCCTTTACCGGGACTCAGGGTTCAGTTCGAAAAACTGGGTCAACGTAACAATCTGAGGGATTTTATATTTAAGCATATAATTTAGCAAGTCTATATAAGAAAAAAGCTCTATCTCTTACTC